TCATTATCCGCCCGACAGTGCAAACGTTGGTGCTGGGTTCAGGGTTGTTTTTGATGTCATGGATGGGTTGCCTCAAGAAACTGCGAAAAAACCGGCCCCTGACGAAAAGCCCTTGCCCAAGGACTTCACCAACTCTATCGGCATGAAATTCGTTCTGGTTCCCAAGGGTAAATCATCGCTGGGGGGCGGAGGCGGAAAACCGGGGACGAAAGAGGTAACCATTCCGCGCGATTACTACCTGGGAGTCTACGAGGTCACGCAAGAGGAGTGGCAGATCGTCATGCGAGAGAATCCCAGCAGTTTCAAACCAGTGGACCAGAAAAGGTTTCCTGTTGAGCAAGTCTCCTGGTATGACGCTCAAGTCTTTATGAAAAAACTGAACGATCGCGAAAAGCAGCCGGGCTGGATTTATCGCTTGCCAACGGAGATCGAGTGGGAATATGCCTGCCGAAACGGACCCATGAAGGACCCCTCCGAAAGTGCGTTTGACTATTACTTCGATAAACCAACGAACCAAATTCTACCGACCAAAGCTAATTACCACAATGAGCAAGGGCTTAAACGGACCTGCAAGGTTGGCTCTTATCCCCCAAACCGCTTGGGACTTTACGACATGCACGGAAACGTGTGGGAATGGTGCGACGATGCGCAGGTCAACAGGGAAGTTTATCGCATAATTCGCGGAGGAAGTATAAGCGCCCAATTCGAGGGTTGTAGGGCGGCAAATCGCCCGGACCGACCACCAGAAAGCCGTCAGTATGATTGCGGGCTTCGCGTAGCCCGCGTTCGGATTCCGTGACGCCATTTCCGGGCAACCGCCGAATCAGACGAACCATCAGGTATAATGCTGGCAGGCGACACGCACTCTACGTGAAAGGACCTCCCACCATGCCAAGGAAGAAACCGCCTGCCCTGTTCCGCGACCGCATCAAAGACTTTCGCCGCGTCCCCGCATCTGAACTCGTACCGAACCCGAAAAATTGGCGCATCCACAGCGACGCCCAGCGTAATGCCTACCGTGCCCTCGTTGCCGAACTCGGTTTCGCTGGTGCCGAGCTTGTCCGCGAACTGCCGGATGGCCGGCTGATGCTGATTGACGGGCATATGCGGAAGGAGGAGCACGAAGGCGAGGAGCTGCCGGTACTTGTCACAGACCTGACCGAAGAGGAGGCGGACGTGCTAATCGCGTCGTTCGATCCACTGGCGGCAATGGCGGGAGCGAACCAGGAGAAGCTCGACGATCTGCTCGCCAACGCCAGCAGCGATGCACTCGACCTGATTCACAACCAGGGCGGCCGCGACTACTCTCTTGACGAAGACTCGATTCGCCTCGAATACTCGGTGCTGGTGAGATGTGCCAACGAGCAGGACCAGCTCGCTATCCTCGCGGAACTCGACCGCCACGGTCTCGACAGCAAGGCAATCTGTGCCGGCTTCCCGAAGACCGAGCCGGCAGAACTGACCGAACCGCCCAGGATCGACGCGGCGGGCAAGATCATTAAGCGTGCCGTGGATATTGAGCGGACGCCTCGCGTCAAGCAACTGGAAGGCATCTTCGACGTACCCCCCTCGAAGCGATCCGAGCACGAATGGCGGATCGACTTCACGCTCGACAAGCCGTGGCAAATTGGCCTGGTCGTCGGCCCATCGGGGAGTGGCAAGACGACGTTGGCTAGGGAACTCTTCGGCGACCGCATCGTCAGCGGTTGGCCTTGGCCCGAACGCCAGAGTATCGTGGACGGCTTCCCGGCCGGCATGTCAATCCACGACATCACCGCTCTCTTGTCGAGCGTCGGATTCTCGTCGCCGCCGTCCTGGATCAAACCTTTTCACGTCCTTTCAAACGGCGAGCAATTCCGAGTCACGCTTGCCAGGACCTTGGCAGAGGCCCCCGAACTCGCCGTCGTGGATGAATTCACCTCCGTTGTCGATCGCACTGTCGCCCAGATAGGCAGTCATGCATTGGCCAAGACGATTCGTGCGGGCAATCGCCGGTTCGTGGCCGTCAGCTGCCATTACGACATCGAGGAGTGGCTACAGCCGGATTGGAAATACGACACCGCGAGCGGGAAATTCCTATGGAGGGAGCTTCGGCGAAGGCCCGAAATACAGCTTTCAATTCGGCGATGTGGCGCGAACCTCTGGCCGCTCTTCGCTCGCCATCACTATTTGAATCGAAACCTACACCGGGCCGCTAAGTGTTTTCTTGGCGAGGTAAACGGCCAGCCGGCTTGCTTCGCATCGGTCATCCACAATCCACACAAAGGGAAGGGATGGTGGCGTGAGCACCGCACGGTTTGCCTGCCCGACTTCCAGGGCGTTGGCCTGGGCAACGCTCTGAGCGAATTCGTGGCGAGCTTGTTCGTAGCGACCGGAAAGGAATATCGCTCGACTACGACGCACCCCGCCATGATTCGCCACCGCTGCAAGTCACTGCTATGGGAAATGATCCGGGTGCCCGAGCTGTCGGCAGCACCGATGGGCGGATACGTCCCGGCTAGATCAGCGGCGTGGGACAGGCCGAGCGCGGGGTTTCGGTTCGTGGGGGCGGCAAACCTTGAGGCTGCGAAAGTATTCGGTGTTGTCACAGATTTCCAGCAATGAATTGAATTGCCTCGCTCAGTCTTAGGTTGTGGAATCAGATGATCTATCTGACAAACTTGTGCCAAAAAACCATTCCACCGTGTTAGGAACCCTGCCGTCTTCCAAATCAATTTCGTCCTGACATTCTTCAAACGTTGAAGATTGAGATTGGGAACACGAGTCCTTGTCCGGCATCGGCATCGAATCCGACATAGTCGTACCCATATTCTCTGAACTGTAGCAGGAACTCCCGAAACAATTTCCTAGACACTGGCTTGGGAACAAATGAGGATATTGCATGTTTCTTTGCAAACGACTCAACTTTTTCCTTTGAAGAGAAAAACGCAATGAACTTCACTTGCTCCCCATCTTCAAAGACCGTTCCACCCTTGGCTATTGCGTCAAAATCGTCTTCGCGTTCATCGGACCAAATCTCGACACAATACATCAACCAAAGCGGATACGAAATGCGAAACTTACCCTTCATTATCATGCCTCTTGACTGGACGCGCCCGCTCGAATGCCGCGAGAGGTACGCACAGCAAGCGAGCGGGCAAGCGGGTTAATTACTCCCGTCATCCAGCTGGCATCATTGTATCACGCTGAAAGGTGGCCAGCGGAACCAGATCATCGGCACAATCGGTACAGCTTTTCAACCGCACAGTGATTTGTTGGAATCACGAGAAAGAGAAACGAGAAAAATGCAGGCACAAACCGAACGAAAGGACAGGAAATGGGATTCTGCCCATGCCACTTCAAACCAACTCCGTCCGCCAAACCAGTTGCGCTCCCTTGCACCGCACCGGCACAATCCGCCGCACCTCATTCAGCACCCAGCACCACGGCCCCTCCGCGAATGGATGGCCCCGAAGCTCGTCCGGCAAATCCTCGACGCGGACGCAATCAACCAGCTCGGCGATTGCGATGATGGCGCCGAACGTCAACTCTTCGGCTCGCGGCATCTCGATCCCGTAGCGTTCCGGCCATTCCGATGGATCTTCGCTCTCCATCACTTTCCTCGACTTCCCGGCGTGGATGGCGAGCGGCCCGCGATGTGGTGTTTTCCACGTGCGGTTCTCTACTCGCTTGACGCCACGAGCGATCAGCTCGGCCCACGGTTGCAGGATCGTCAACGCTCTCATGGCTTCCCCTTTCCTGTCCTGGACCCCCTCTCCAAAATCTGCATCAGTCGTTCCTCGCTGCCGGCCATTTGCAGGAACCGCATCAGCTTCGCCACGGAGCCGGGGATCTGGCGTTCTCCTGATTCATATCGCTGCACGGACCGCAGCTCTTTCACGTCCAGATAGCCGGCGAGAGCGGAATAGCTCATGCCAACGGCTGCACGGATGGCGGCGAACTCTTCTTTGCTCATGTCATCCCCTTGGCTAAAATGCATTCATGCATACCACGGTCCCATGTCCGAAGTGCAAACGCCCCGTTCAGCCGGCGGGCATCATTACGTTCCAGGGCAAGGACATCCCATCCTACCAGTGCGACGAATGCGTCAAGAAAGTCGAAATGTTCGGCGAGGTCGTCGAGGTCGCCCTGACATTCTGCCTGGACAAGAAGGGCAATCCGTTCGACCCCGGCGACGACCTGACGCTGACCAACTAAAACGGCAACGCCGACGCATTCCGAGCGAACTTGAACGACTTCATGCCCGACGCCGAGAACTCCACGCCGCTACCGTTAGGAACCTCCAGGACCTTGCCAGGCAAGCCTTCGCCTAGCGAGCCAAGATAAACCCTTCCTTTCAATTCCCCCATCATCAGCGGATTGCTAGACCGCAGAGCAATCAACCGTCCGGGCCGACTCCATAGCCCCAGCATCACCAGCGGGCTGCCGCTGGCCAGCTGCACCGCCTCGACGCAGCGTTCCCGCAGCGTGCCTTGCCCCTCTTCAATCAACAGGCCGAGGATTTCGCTGTCGCAGCCTGTAACCGGATGCAGGTCACCGAAACGGACGATTTCATCATAATCAGCAATGACGCCATTGTGGACGATCCAGCCACCATCGGCAGCGTGGGGATGGTTGTTGAGATTGTTCGCCGGGTCCCCCTGCGTGGCGAAGCGGCAATGTCCGATCAGCATCCGGGCATCGCGGGCCATCATCAAGAGGCCCAGATAGTCCACGATCTTGCCGGTTTGCTTGAACATCTTCAGCCGGCCAGCACCGTCCAGCCAGGCGAATCCAAATGCATGCTGCCCCCGCCGCATGGTCACGCGAGCGATCGCCGCCAGCCGCTTGAGGTTAGGTCCCTTGCCGTCGAAACCCACGAATCCGAAAACGCCGCACATGATTGCTACTCCTATCGCTGGCGACCTGGCCATCATCAGGAACCGCCCAACGGTTCGACCCGCACGAAGCGGGTTTCGGCCTCAATCGCGGACCAGCATGTGCCCGACAAATCGGCAGCGGGCGAAACTGCGAGGGAAGCAACGGCGAAACAAGTTGATGCTCCACCTGCACGCCTGCCGCTCGTCCTTGCCCAAGGCGTGACCGAATTCGTGCAGAACGTGAGCACTGACATCTTGCCGATCAGCCCGATGATGTGGTAACCACGCGAATAAAATCCGTTGCTCTGCCCGCCGGCGTCAATCAATACCAGCCGAAGGTCCGGCACGTCGGTCATGTTGTAGACCTCGCATAGCATCCGCAGGGCACGCAGGAACTTGCCCCGTCTCTCCTCCACCGTCCCCCGCCACGGTTTCATCAGTGCGAATAGCCTTACAGCTCGCACGACGCCCCGTCGGAACCGGACCGGCGGGTCCAATACTTCGGCGACGGTCGCGGGGTAATTTCTTCGATACGGCATGGCTCTTTCCTTTCTGCAAAAGCGGACGGGCGCCTGGCCCGCCCTGTGTTTTGGGTCATCACTGAGCGTCATACTTTCGGGCCAGCCGCAGGAGGGTCTTCTTGCACGCCTTGATCGACGGCCCCTCGTCACTCTCCGCCCCGAACGTGTACTGTTCGCGCCCCTTCGTCCAGCCCAGCCAGTAAAACATCCGCGTCAGGGCCGTCTCGCCTTCGCCACCGCGATGGATCGGGGAGGATTCGACCGGCACTTTCGCTGTCCAATTCGGCAACCGCTTTACTTTCAACGTCTTTTCAATCAATCCCAAACAAGTTCGAACGTGGGCCACGATCTTGCCGAAGCACAGCGTACCGGCGAAGGCTCGGAACTCGACCGTGGGCTTGTTCGTCCGCACGTTCAGCACGTGATAGCGGCCCACGCTCTCCAGCCGCCCGATCCGATGGGCCATGCTTTCCTGCACGGACCGGCAAAAAGTCCCCTGCTCCCGGCTTCGCGTCCCCGTCGAGGCATAGATCGCCTTTTCAAAGTTGGCCACGACGGTAACCAGCTTGTTCAACTGCTCCCGATCCCGCGAATCAAAACCGACGTGGACATGCAGGCCTGTCGAGCGGTTGACCTTGGCCCCGATCCGCTTCAGCCACTCGCATACGAGCTTGACCTGCCGAATGCCGTCGGCCGCTTTCAGCACGGGGGAAACAACCTCTACGCTGACGAAGTCACCGCGAGCACGGATCGACCCGTCTTGCTGGGCATTCCAACCTTCGGGCAACCCCTGGATTTGCCGGCCCATATGATATGCGCCAACGGCGGGGGCATTCGCGTAGGGGATCGTGCATTCAATCTCAATTCCGAAGGTCAGTTCAGCTGCGGTCATGGGTCATTCCTTTCGTGTTGGGTTACTTCATCATTGCTACGTATTTATTCTACGTCCAATGGACATAGGTGTCAACGCTTATATACGCGATTTTTCGGGGATTTTACGGAGGTTTTTGGCGGTCCCAAGCAGTGCCATGACTTGCGTTGACGAGATTTTTTTGGGAAAACTCACACATTTATTTCGCGACGTGTCTGGACGCTGTCGATGGAAGCCGGCGAGAGGATTACAAAGACGCGGAGGGAACCGGTAGATCGTCGGTCCGACGTTTAGCGACTTGCATCCTCAAGCATTTCTGCAACAATTCCAGAAACGGCCCTTCGTCGAGGAAATGCCGATGTTAGGTCAAGCCGACGCACTCAAAATGCAAATCCTCTCGGGAACTTTCCGAGCAGATCGGCCCGTCCTTCCCGAGTGCCCCGATTATCTCGACAAGGTCGCCAAAGAGAAATGGACCGAACTCTGCGAGATTCTTAGCGATACTGGCCTACTCAGCAACGCGGATCGGGACGTGATGGCGATGTACTGCTCGGCGTTCAGCCAGTGGCGGGAAGCGGCCGACATGGTGAAGAAATCGGGCGTCATCGTAAGAGGGACGGGCGGCATCTGTGCAAACCCGTGCGTGCAAATCGCTGCGAACGCCAAGCGGGAGATGCGGGACCTCTTAACGCTGCTGGGGCTGGACCTGGCCAACCGGAGACGGCTGCGGGCCGCGAGCATCGGCTAGCCGAACCAACGGTTGCGGTCTGCGTGTTTGCGTGCGGAATATTGCCGGCTTGCTTTCTCGGGGATGGGAGGCTCGGCTAGGCTAGGACGGCAAAAAAAGCTGGCTGCGGATCATCTGTGATTCCTCGCAGCCAGCCCAATCTGGGAACTCCACACACGGCTACTCGTACGTTGCGCCGGCGATGGAATAAGTGATGTTACCGTAGTTTGCCGCTTTAGTCGGGCCAACTAATACTCGTTGGCCTGGCGCTAAGCGAATTACTTGATCCGGGGGATTCAAGCCGGTCGAGCCTCTTCCTGCGACCGTTACAAGGATCTTCTTCTCTTGATTCATGTTCTTCACATACGCGAACGGGCCATTAGGCCGATCGGCATCTGCGATCTCGATGCGGCAGTCCTCTTTGGCGCCAGCATATCCCGGGACCGTGCCCACGAAAAGTGAGCAAAAGGTCACCAACATAATAGGAATCATGAAGCGAGCCATACATAATCTCCCAGGGCGAAAAACTGTCAGAAAACCATTGGCACCGTGGCCAAACGCGTGTTTCCTGACTCGGTAATTCAACGGAAAGGCGCACAACCTGCGGTTCATTGTGCGCTGGGCCGTTTACTAAATAGGCTTTGGTTTAGGAGAGTGGAGCATGGGCGAGATTAATGAACAATTGTTGAGGGAACTCAGTTGCTACGCGAGGTCCGGGGGCTTTCAGGACGCGGACATTGAAGACCTGTTGAGCGAAACGATGCTTTCGATTTTCCAGAAGTACCCCAAGATACTCGCCAGTGGCATAAACTTGAGACCGCTGTTGTACCGCATTCTGAAAAGCAAAATGAATGAAAAGGTGCGCGAACGGAGACCCCTATCTCTGCTTTCAGCTCCCGAAGCTGCCGAAATTGAGGACAGCTGCGACGACACCGGTCAACCGAACGGTCACGAGGTCGAAGAATGGCTAGACGCGGTTTTCGGGCCGGAGGACAACCCGCGACCAGCCTTTCTCCGTGGCGTCATGGAAAATCTCAAAAAAGAACGTGACAAGTTGGGTGGACGCGGAGAAGCGTTCATAAAGGGTCGTAATGCCGATTCAAAGGCAGGTCGCCACTTCGATCGAAGAACTTTGCAGTTGATCAAACAATGGGCTGCAAAGAAAGAAAAAAAGCCCGGCGATGGGACGTTCGAAATTCAGCAAAAAATCGAAAAGGCCTTCGAGGACTTTTGGAATTTGGAAATTCTGACCTTAGGCGTCCCCTTCAATTGGGTAGTCCCAACCATAGACGAACTTCCGCACTGGTATCAATATTATTACGGCTCCTCGCCGAAGGCCGGATTTCATCATAAATTCGGCACGTTCTTTTGCGAGGCGCTTCTCGGCAAGGCCGCGCTTGAATGTCCGGTCAAGGTCACGTACATGACGGAGGCGGAAAAGTATTGGAGCATTTGTTCGAATCGGGTAAGGGAGTTTAACCAGCGCGTCGCGCGTGATTGGGAGTTTGAGCTGCGAGACGATCCGCAAGGTCTTAGGTTCCTGCGTGATACCGGCTTTGACACAATCGCCATCTTCTTCGCGGGTCGGCAAGAATCCAAGAATGTCCTATTCGTTGTGCGAAGAAACTTCCTTCAGAGTATTGATGTACTCAGTCCTATCGCTGGAGCGAAATGGGTCAATGATTTGGCCAACATCCGCAAAATATCTGCCGAAGTTCGCCTAAAATAGAGGTGGACAACACTCGGCGGGAAGCAAGGCGAGTCCCACTCACGGAAGTCGATCGACTTCTACTAGCCCGATGTCTTTTGTTGCCGTGCGTCCGTGGTGTGTGGGGTCGCGCGTGCAGCAGCAACATACACATCCTCGAAAATCGCCCCAGAAACGTATCACTTCAACCTTGTCCCTCTGGCGACAATTCAATCGCCAACAGGTTCACCAGATGGGCGACAGAAGCCGCAGATGGGTGCCTGCCACGGCTAGGCGATGAAAACCTCTTCGGCAACCAGGAAGGCAGCTCACAAGAGCAGCGAGGCCGCAAACGGCCGTTCGACCAGCACGTCCAGAATTATCTGTTAGAATGATCGGTGATCACGAACACTTGACGACCACCGGGGTCCGGGCGATGAAATCGACGAAAGCCCAAATCCAACTGCGGGTGAACGACCTGGTGCAATTCCGACTCGATGGCGCTGAATGCCGGCACATTCGCGAGTATGTGAGAGTTAGAGAAAAAGAGGAAGGTTCCGTCTGGTATCGCGGAAGGGGAGGAAAGCCTTTTAGTGACGCGACATTGTTTCGGCTCATCGCCAAGGCAGACAAGCAGATCGAAGCGGAAATCCGCTCATCCCGAAAAAAGCTACTTCGCCAGCATGTCGGCCGGCGTCGGAATATCTTTGCGAAGGCAATGGCCCAAGGTGATCTTCGCACAGCAATTGCCGCTTCCGATAGCGAAGCAAAGCTTCTGGGCCTCTTCCCCCCTGCCGGTGTCGAGATGACCGGCAAGGACGGAAAACCCCTCTTCGACCTGGACGCATTGGTAGCTTTAGTAATGAAAGCCGAGCAAGCGGGAGGCCCCGACAATGCCTCGCAAGCAGAACCCGCAGGTGATGGCTGAAATCGAGCACCGCCTGCGGGAAATAATTCGCTGCCGTAAGAGCCTCGCTTACTTTGCCAAAACCTATTGCCAAATCCTGGCGTCGAGCGACAGGTCCGGCTCGTGGATTCCGTTCTACCTCTGGCCCGCTCAAGAGGAAGTCGCCGGCGATCTGCAAGACCATTGCGAAATCATCATCCTCAAGGCCCGGCAACTCGGTTTCACATGGCTTGTTGTCGCGTTGGCCCTGCAAGAAATCCTATTCAACCCCGTGGCGACGGTCCTTTTCTTTTCCAAGCGCGACGATGAAGCCAAGGACTTGCTCAGCTTTCGTCTGCGTGAAATGTACTTCCGCCTACCTAGCTGGATGCAATCGAAAGACCTGGTCACCGATGCATCGCACAAGCTCGAATTTGCCAACGGGTCTCGTGCCATCGCCTTCGCGACTACCGGAGGACGCAGCCACACGGCAACCCTGGCGATTATCGACGAGGCGGATCATGTTCCTGACCTCGAAACGATGCTAAACGCCGTCAAACCAACCATGGATGCGGGCGGCCGCCTGATCCTGCTCTCAACCGTGGACAAATCCCAGCCAGAAAGCACGTTCAAGAAAATCTATCGGGCTGCCAAGCAGGGGCTGAACAACTATCATCCGATCTTCCACGGCTGGCGTGCAGCTCCGTACCGGACTGATGAGTGGTACGAAGACAAACGCCGCACGATTATGGCCCAGACAGGTGCTCTCGACGATCTTCACCAAGAATATCCCGCCAACGACATCGAAGCTCTTTCACCCCGGTCGCTGGACAAGCGAATCCCGGCGACCTGGCTGCAACAATGCTTCGAGGAAATCGAGCCGATTTCCGCCGATGGCATGTATGCACCCTTATATCGGCTGCCGGCAATTCCGGGACTCGTCGTCTACGCCAGACCGCAGCCCGGTCGCGTCTACGTTATCGGTGCTGACCCCGCCGAAGGCAATCCCACGTCAAACGACTCAGCCCTATGCGTCCTGAATTGCGAGACCGGCGACGAAGTCGCTTCGCTCGCCGGAAAGCTTGAGCCGGCAGTCTTCGCGAGCCACGCCTACCAGATCGCCTGCTGGTACAATTACGCCTCAATCCTTTGCGAGCGGAATCATCATGGCCATGCAGTGCTTCTGTGGCTCTTGGATAATGGCGAACGAGTTTTGCGCCTTTGCGGTCATGATCAGAGGGAAGGTTGGATGTCAAGCACGCTCGGCAAGACAAAGATGTATGACCGCTGTGCCGAGGCGTTCCAGAACATCGAGGTCAAACTGCATTCGTCCGAAACCTTTCACCAATTGGCGAGTATCGACGGCTCGACTCTAAAAGCCCCCGATGGCCAGCCCGATGATCGAGCGGACGCATTCGCATTGGCGTGTGTTGGCCGGTTGCAGGTGCCGGCGACGATGGAGATTTTTGACGAGCCGATATTGGGAACTCCCGGAAAGCAAGAATGGTGATGAGAGCATGACGGCGCAGGCTGCGGCGGCGCCGACATGCTTCACGACGATTGAGGATGAATTGCCAGCCATCACAGTGACACTGCGGATATTGAAGACTTTATTCCAACCATGCCAGGGACAAGCTTTTTCTCCCCTCCCCCAAATGACACAGAGGTCACACGGTTGAAACAATGTCTTGAACACCTTCAACGTCCCACATGCCCGTGACAACAAAGTCCAAAATTCTGCGGAATAATTCCGCATAACCCCCCTCGACGTGCGGAAATTCTCGAAATTTCGCAAAAGCAAAAGTGACGATTGCAAATGGACGCGAAGCACTGTAGAATACTATCTAACGAGACGAAATACAGGGTTCAGAGCATATTAAACGTTTCGCTTACTCATTTTTACACCCAGGGGGTCGGGGGTTCGAAACCCTCAGCGCCCATTCGAAAGGCTCGGGGCGAGTCTAGACGCGCCGCTTTCACCTCCCTAACGTATTCC